GCACCAAATATTTTAATTTTAGGTGGTTCACAAACTGTAGGTAAACCAGAATAACAATCACTGATCGCACTCTTAAATCCAGGTGTTTTCATATCAGAGTTAAATATATCTAATGCACCAGCGATATCTTGAATACCCTCAAGTGGAAATCCTGTAAGTCTAGCAGCAGTAGATAATGATGCTGCTAGATTTGCATTTTTAATAATCTTACTAAGATCTGCATCTCCACCAGATACAGGACCATAACCTAGAACATATCTACATGAACCTACAGATTTTTTCACTGGTTCATTACAACCTTTCAAACCAACCGCACCTGCTATTGATGAGGTACTATTTCTGATTAAATTATCTACAAAACCTTTACCACCAATTCCTGCACCTCCACCAACAAACGACATAATTTTATCTAAACCACCTAAAGCCTGATCCATTCCATCACCAACTTTTCCTATTACTGAATTAGTAATCGCACCTACAGTTTGATCTGCAACACAGTCAACGAAATTTACAGCGTTATCAACAACAGATGATAGTATATCTTCAATGTTGCTACCTAAATCTGCAATAATATTATTAGCAAGACAACCAACTAAATTTTCTGCTATTTGTAGAGGTGCAGCCATTGATACCTGTGATGCTACACCAGCAAGATGTCCGATTGCTGGATTACCTGTCGCTGCTGTTATTTTAGATTTTACACTACCATACAAACCACTCATACCAGCATTGGCTAATGGTCCTAACTTATTAAATGTATCATTTACCATTCCACTCGCTAAATTACTTGCCTTACCAGTAATATCTTGAGTTGTAGATGAAATTCTCTTTTTAATTGCATCTCTAGCAAATTCTGTTCCCTCTCCAAGTCTAGCGTTTATTGTCTTCACATCATGCATAAGATTTTTAACACCAACTTGCATACCACCAATCGGACTTGAACCACCACAAGTATTAACGGTCACACCTGCCGAAGAAGTAAGTTGTGCATTTTCAGTGTTTTGTGCTGTTTTTGTATCTACATTTACTGGTGTTGCTTGAACTTTTTCTTTTTCATTACCTACACCTTGCGAGTTTGATCCTTTTTGTTTTAAAACAAAGTCAGAGTCTGATGAAATGGTCTTTGAATCTGGTTTATAGTTGCCAAATATAGATGGAGTATCTGATGCCTCCATTTCTTTCTGAATTGTATTAGCAAAAACACCCAAAATGATTGGAATCTGTGCACTATGACCATCAAGAAAAAATCCAACTACAGTATCACCTTGATGTAATTTAATTGACTCCATGTGACCACCAGATCCTTGAGTACCAGGTGGGCATAATACTTGTGCCCAAGGCAAGTCTTCATCAGGTAATGAATTATCATATGGATGATACCCCATAATACGAACTTTATATCTGATTCCCCAAGATCCCTCTCCCTCATCAATCTGAGTCTGCCATGATTCTTGATTAGGAATCTGACCGATCCACCAGATAAATCCATCCTTTCCAACAAAATTAGTTTTAAAACTTGAATTATCCATTAATCTATACCAAATTCTCCAAACGTATCACGAACAACAGTCATAGATGTAACTGATGTTTCAGTATCAAAGGCATGGCATAATTCTTTTATTAAGTAATTACCACTCTGTTTTCTATCATAATCATTACCTTCAACTGCACCAGGAAATCTAAGTTTTACAGTATTGCCCACTCTCAACTGTGTATTTAAAGGTACGATAACTCTCACCACCTGTTGAAATAACAAATTGTATCTTAACAATGTTTCTTTTTGAGATTGCATTACTTCAGAATTTTCTTGATTGGAGGCTTTTTTACTAAGAGTTCCTACATCCTTCACAACAGTCATAATCCTACTCGGTAATTGACCCAAATCTTGTCCAGTAGTACTAACGATTGCAGGAACTTCTGCAAGATCTCCAAGATTTTTAAGTTTTTTACCTTTAGATTTTAACAACTCTTTCAATGAAAATAAACCTTCTGGAACATTTGAGAACTGTCCGTTATATGGATTAAATGATCCTACAAAACTAGAATATTGACCAACAATTAATTTTCTTAAAAGATCATTATTACGTGTAACTGCATATGCTAATATATTAAAATCTGTAGCTTCTTCAATATAATTTGTGTACTGTTTATGTGTGTATACTTTACCAGGTAAACCAAGTCCAGTATTACCAGGAACATTCATACCCTCTCTAATTAAAGATTCTATTGATCTAAAATTAAATCCATCCTGAGTTTGATAAAAGAAAAATCCTGATAATGCATTATTAATAGCAGGAGTTGATTTAGCAGCTAACCATACAAGGATTTGAAATGGTGTTTTCAAGTTTCCTAAAAAACCCAACTTATTAGTTGTCTTATCAACAGAATTTACAAATCTATTAGGTTTTACTTTTAAATCCTTTAAAAGTATATCTTTAACATTATCATCTATTGATACATCTCTAGGAAATTTTCTATTTACATGAGTCAGTTCATTGGTGATTGCTTCCTTAGAAACTAAGTGTAACACAAATATTTCTTTTTGACCATCTCTTATAACATTTGAAATTTTTGAAACATACAAATAGGTTTCTGGTGTATCAAATCTTAAACCTCTATTATGTGAAGAGTTTCCTTTTATCTTAATAGATATTTTTTCTCCACCCCTAATTGGTAATCCATTATAAAGAGATTCTAATTTATTAGTTTTATCACTACTTATGACTCCAGCAGTACTTATAATCACCATCTTTGCTGTGATTGTAGGAGAAAATAAATCCTCAAAATACTGAAATGAAACAACACCAAGTCTCAAGTCTATAGTTTTACCACTATCTGACTCAATTTTAATTTCTTCATACTCGCAAGGACTTATTGCTGGCATCAGTATTTTATTTTGGTAATTAGAAGATCACTTATTATTTTATCATTACTATTTACACTGGCAGAACTAAGTTGAGTTTCTTCTCTTTTCGTTGCATTTCTTTGCATATTTCTTCTACTCTTTCTTCTGTATATTATTGTGTTAGATGCTGCATCATTTGAAACCAGATTACGTTGCTTATTAAGTTTTTCAACATCTTTTAAAGCTTGGTCAAGTGTACCCGCTTTTGCTTCTTGACCTTTGAATAGATTATTAAAGAAATTTTTAATATTTTCCATCGTTTTATCATCTTCTTCTTGTTTTAATCTATAATCTATATCACCTTCATCATTGGTATAGGGAACAATGTTTTTATCTCTCAACATTGCTTCTATGGTTTTAATATCACCACTAAGTATATCTCTCTTATCATACTTGTCCAACTCATTATTTTCAATTTGAGACATGTATAATTTTATAGCATTTTGCACATTTTCTGGTAAATTCTCAAATGTTTGTTCACCAACTTCTTCATCAATAATATTTTCAATATTTTCTCTTTCCTCTTTGTTAAGATCTAGATCGAAGTATTTAATAATATCTTGCTCGCTCATTCTATTATATCCTAAGATTTCACGAATAAATCCAGTCTCCATTCTTTTGAAAGCATTTTGAAGTCGAATCATAATATTACCCATTTGATCTGATATTGGTTGCAAATCTATCTGTGATAAATTAGACATTATCAAACTCAATTCTGTTGTAAATTTAGTATAAAAATTTGTAAGACCCTCTGTAAATCCAGTAATTATTTTAAAGAATTTTTGCATTCTTTTAAATAAATTTTTTCCTAGTGCTACAATTTTTGGTATGTTTACTATCGCCCAACCAATTAAAATCGTTGCTACAAAATCTAATATTCTACCTAAAAATCCCCTTGTACTTTTAGAAATTACTTGATTTGTCCTTTTAATCGCACCACCTATTCCCGATGCTTCAATGAGATCCTCTCTTTCCTTTCTTCGTGCTGCTTGTCGTCTTGTCTGAAATAACTTTGTTGCATCAGATATTCTATTTCTTATATTTTCATTTGACTTTGTTACCTTTTCAGATATGCTATCAATAATTACTTTACTTCTACGAACTGTTTCAGTTATTCCAGTAACTGCCTTATTTATCTTTGATAAATTTATTGTTGTTATCTTCATAGCATTACATTATATTGAATAAGTGAGTTCATAAGATATGGATTATCTGTATTTCCACTAGCAACAGCCAGTAATGCAGATGCATCTGCTATACCTGCTGATCCAGTAACTGTGCTTGTTTCTTCACTATCATCATCTACGACCACAACTTTATTTGATTTATTTCTAAGTTCCAATTGTCTCTCTTGAACTTGATTACCAATTTGGTCAATATTTTCACCACTTATTAATTTTTGAGATACATCTATAATCTGATCAACAGGTTCTCTTGAAAGAAAATATAGTCCTGCAGTAGCAAGGGTTCCTAATTTTAGTTTGTTCAAAAGAACCAATGATAATCCATCAATAACTCCAGCAGTGATGAGTTTGGCTGGATCCCTTTCACCACTCTGATATTCATCGAGTACACGAAGTCCAGCACTGGCTGTTGGAAGAAAATATCTACCTAAACCAAACGATTTACTTGATTTTACTTTACCTTTTTGTGTGGTCTTAGTTTTTTGATTTCCACCACCTGGCACACCAGGAGGAACACCACCACTACCGCCAGCATTAGATACTCCTTTTAGTATAGCTCCTCTTGCAACTAAATCAAATATTGCTCTTATCGGTCTTATAAGCAAATTTGTAAATGCAATTCTAGAAACAAATCCAGTCAATCTAATTACAGATCGTAGTGCAATAGCCAATCCACCATTTATCGCTAAGAATATTCCAGTTGCTATACCCAATTCTTTTACTACTTTACTCTTTATCGTCTCCATTATATTTTGATTATCGTTTATCAATTTACCTATGACTTGAATACCTCTTGTCCCTATGATACCTAACAAAATGGTATTGAAGAATTTCATAATATTGCCCAAGATTGATTGTGCTTGTACACCAATCTTTTGTAGAGGGGCAGCCAATGCAGTTTGCATTTTCTTCTCTACTAGACTCTCTTTACCCTCTCTTAATTGCTGGTCTGCTAACTGTTGCTCTCTAGCCTTCTGATTTGCATCTTTAATCTTTTCTAGTTGTTGTGATAGTTCAAGTTTATCAGATACTGCGGTTAACCCTTGCTCAAGAGTTTGAAGTGAAACATTTATATTAATTAAATTCTGCTCAAAATTTGATCTCTGCTGTCTGTTATTATTGTTTAAAGTAACTAATTGTGATTCAATTCCATTTATTCTTTCGTTTACATCATCATTCTGTTTTCCTAAGAATGAATAAAGATTAACAGGATCTCTTCTAAGAACAGAAGAAAACATACCCTTACTAGGAGTGTCATCTTGTTCTGCTTGTTTAAAAGTAACTTCTTGACGTTCTGGGTTACTACCCTGTTCCTCATTTACTTGATCTTCATCCATTTAGACCCTGTTCCTGTTGTGCTTTAAGATTTTCTTCCTCAATATACTGTTGAAGTAGGGTAAGATAAACTTCCCTTTCCCAAGGAATCATATTTTCAAGCTCTGTCAAACTATATTTATGGTGTTGCATCAAGGCAAAATTCGTTTTAAAGTATGACTCAAGATCTTCATGAGCCATACTTACCCGAAAAAAGCGGATAGTCCCTCCAATTTCACATCATTTACAACATTTGTGTTTGGATTCTTGACTTTTAATGTATGAGATAACTTAGGCATTGTCTCAAAGAATTTTTCAATTTCTTTAAATTGATTTGAATTTAATTGATCGAGAAAATCATTCATCTCCTCTTTTGTGCAATCAGCAGCAGACCAAGACTCCTCTTCATTATATACTTGTTCAATACAAGAGGTAATTAAATCAAAAGTTTCTTCTGGTTTAATATCTTGATTTGTAAAATTACTTTTAATAAACTCATTAATTGAAGGATATTTCATTCTCATCATCAATTGATCATCCAATTTTATATCTTTCTTATGATTTTTAGATGTAGTAATTTTTATGTCATCAAGATTAATACGGATAGGAACTTTTGTTTTCTCATCATCAGGACAAGTGACCATGACTTCTACATCCTCACCAACTGATTTACCTCTGATGTTTAAAAAGATATATTCAATATCAAATGTAGATAAAATTTCTACATTCACACCTTTAGATAATATACAAGTAGATAATACATCTTTCACTGCATTTGCAATCTCAGTATCAGATTGACTCTCCATAGCAATAATAAGTATCTTTTCTTCTTTAACTAAAAAAGGTCGATATCTTATCTTTTTCTTGGTTGACGGAATTTCCAACTCATATGTCGGGGTACTAATCTTTGGTAAAGGCATAATATATTACAAATTTGTATATTATATAGTACGTTTATTTAAGTGTTAGTAAAACTCTGATATGTGAGTGTATTTGGATCAGTTGCTCCTCGATTAAAACCTGCAAAGACATCATCATTATTATTATTAACATCTGGTGATGCTGCAGCTGCTGCAGGTTTAGCGTTGATCTCTTCCCTATTATTGAATGATCCTCTATACCTGTCATAACTAGAAAACTTACCAGCAGCGTATCTATCAAACACCATTCCAACACTCGCCTTAAGAACTTCAGATCCCTCATATTTAACAGGGACATTGCTTAAATTTCTTGGGAACATTCCAAAGAAAGTATATTGCATTTCCTCTTTATAATCTCTATCAAATTTTATTATTTTTGTTCCGTATGATTTATAATCATCAGGATACTCCATTCTATGGAAATAATCTTTTCTAGATTGATCTTCACCAGATCCATTTGCAATAAACTCCATCCAATGCTCAAAAAATTTCAAAGATTTGTATTCTTTATCTACATAAAATTCTAAAACTACTTCAGTAAATAATCTAGCATGAGCCATATTTTCTACCACTCCAGTATAATTACCTCTTATATTTGCTAAAGCGGTTGTTGAACCAGGCAATACAGCGTTACTACATAACAATCCTGATGTCTCAGTTATAAATCTATAATCTAAACCTCTTACTTTTAAGTGCTGCCTCAATCCAAGTGGAAGTCCTCCAAATATCAACTGGTAGTGTGATGTTTGTGCTAAATTTGTAAATGTAGGTTTGAAATCTGATATTCTACGGGGTTTTACCACTCTAAATACCTAAAACTTGTCTTATTATTATTTAGATGTCTTACAAGGGTAAATATCAACCATCTTATCCTCGCAAGTATAAAGGGAATCCTACAAACATAGTTTATAGGTCACTTTGGGAAAGAAAATTCATGGTTTACTGTGATAACAATGAAAAAATACTTGAATGGGGTAGTGAAGAGATGTATGTGTGGTATCGTTCTCCAATCGACAATAGACCACATAGATACTTTCCAGACTTCTATATTAAAGTTCAAGAAAGAACAGGAGTGATTAAAAAATATATAATAGAAATCAAACCTGCTAAACAAACAAAACCACCAGCAAAACCAAAAAGGCAAACAAAAGGATATCTACGTGAAGCATATGAATATGCAAAGAATCAAGCAAAATGGGAAGCAGCAGATGACTGGTGTAAAGATCGTGGATATGAATTTAAAGTATTTACTGAGAAAGAATTAGGAATTAAATATGGCACGTAGAGCAACACGACTATCTCCCAAAGCATTACTGAGACTTAGGCAAAAACTAGTAGATGAAGGTTTGTATGAAGATGATAGACCTGAAGATACGCTTGGAAATCGTATTCGTCCAATCTCAGATAGTCTAGTTAGTATAAAGAATCCAGATGAACTCGCAACACGGGTTAAAACTGTTTTAACTGAAGGTCCTGTTGTACCAATACCAGGTTCATATTATATCTTTAGATACATGGCGAAGACACCAGAGATTAAATTTGATTTGAATCCATTAGTTCAAGTGACTGAAGTATTCTCATGGGGATTCATAGGATATAATTTTCACTGGGGTAGAAATAGGAAATATACGTATCCAGAAGTGCAAGGTGGACTATATGAAGTGACTGCAGATGAGTTAAAAGACCTCGAATTGATACCATTACAGAATTTCCAAATGAAACCGCCTAAATAGTTAAAAAGAGGTCGATAATGATTGGTGGTATTACCGAAGCAGGACAAAAGCAAGCTAGAGCAAATAGAGCTGCAAAGAAAAGACAAGATTACATAGATACAATAGACTATGATGATAGAGGTGGTCTTCCTAAAAGTTTAAGATATCCATACTCAGCGATAGAAGAAGGTATGGATTTTTTAAAAATATCAATTGCAACATATACTGCACCAAATCTTAATTTAGAAGGATTAGCAACTGTTAAAAAAAGAACTGATAAACAATTTAAAGGTAAAGATATTAATACTGTTATAGATGGTCAACAAAACGCTATAGTTGAAAGAGGAACAGGTAGTTTTAGTCTTAGTAATGCATCTCAATCAAACGCAGCACCATTAAAAAATCCAAAACATACAATTTATCTTCCAATACCAAGACAAATTCAAGATGCAAACTCAGTTCAGTATGATAGTGGTAAATTAGATCCACTAGAAGCAGTCGGTGCAGCACTCATTCAAACAGGTATTGAAAATCCTTCATTCGGTTTAATATCAGATACACTCGAACTTCTTACTACTGAGGGAGTTGATGTGGTTACTCAAAACACTGATGCAATTGCAGCTGCAATCGCAGGTCGTGCGATTGGTGCATTAGGTGGTAATGTTACTGCAAATCAACTTATTGCAAGGGCAAGTGGAGCAATACTTAATCCAAACTTAGAATCATTATTTCAAGGTGTTAAATTAAGACAGTTTCCATTTACATTTGAATTTTTTCCTCGTAATTATAATGAAGGTCAGCAAGTTAAAATGATTATAAAAGTTTTAAAGAGATCAATGGCTGCTCGAAATAATAAGAAAAAAGGAAAGGGAATCTTCATCAAACAACCTGATATATTTCAACTTGAATATATGCAGGGATCATCTGAACATCCATTTTTAAATAAATTCCTTCCAACTCATCTAACAGACATGAAGATAAATTATTCACAATCTGGAACATATTCAACATTCCATGATGGAACACCCACACATATGACCGTGAGTTGTTCTTTCCAAGAAGTAAATCCAGTTTATCAAGAGGATTATGACGAAGCAGGAGAAGGAGTTGGATACTAATGACTTACTTTAGAGAATTACCAAATTTAAACTATCAATCCACAGCGTTAGATAGATCTTCATCTGAAGATTACGTTCAAGTTAAAAATATATTCCGTAGAGCAAAATTACGTGATGATTTAAAATATGTTTTTACATCTCTAGTAGATTATTATATAGGAGATGGTATTAGACCAGATCAAGTTGCAGACAACATATATGGAGATCCAGAATTAGATTGGGTTGTTCTTACTAGTGCAAATATAATCAATGTAAGAGATGAATGGCCACTTGATAGTGGTGAGATGTATAATTACGCACTTAATAAGTATGGTAATGATCTTAATCAGATTCGTCACTATGAAACAACAGAGGTAAAAGATTCAAGTGGTAGATTAATACTTCCAAAAGGTAAAGTTGTTGATTCAGGATTTACAATACCAGATCCATCATCATCTACCGCAACTCTAAATCCTGTAGGTGGTGTCACTAATTATGAGTATGAGAGTAAACTCAACGATGAGAAAAGATCAATATACATTATATCTCCAGATTATCTACAAGTATTTTTAAATGATATGAAAGATATCATGAGATATACAGATTCATCACAATTCGTAGATGTCGATTTAATACAGACAGAGAATACAAGAAATACAGATCCCAATTAAAAAACCGTAGATTTCTCTACGGTCTATGTTTACTTAAGTAGTAAATTTAAATATGCTGCTATGACTAACAATGTTAGACAGAGTTGATTGTATCTCACTCTTCAGCAAGTCTTGCAAAGTATGAGAGTGTATCATCTTCAGCGTCTGCAGCAGCAGTGACTGGTGCTGAGGTGGATGCTGTCGCAGCAGTAACAACTTGCTCTGCTCTTTCTCTCTGAATTATTTCAACTTCGTCTTCAACTTCTACATCTTGACGAGGTGCAGCATTTCCAAGAACATAACCAAGACGCTTCTTCAAATCTTCATATGATTTGAACTGATCAGCAGCAACTAACTCAGCAAGAGAGAATTGCTTCTTCCATAATGACTCCATTGCGTCATCATCATCAAGTAAAGGACTTGGTGCAGCGAACTCAGAACTATCATAGTTTCTGTATCCTGCAACGTTCTTTGCTTTCAACTTGAAGTTAGCACCTTGCCAGAAATCAAATGGATCAATTGCCTCTTCATCTTCAAACTCAGGTTGCATTGCTGCAGTAAGTTTATCAAAGATCTTCTTACCATACTTGTATAAGAATACTTTACCTTCGTTCTCAGGATTTGATGGATCCTTCACAACGTAAATGTTACTAATGTAAGTTAGTTTACGCTTTTGCTTTCTTGCTAACTCTTTTCCAGCGTCTGTACCGTTGTTCCACAAAGTTGTGTTGTACTCAGATACTGGATCTTTTTGACCAAGTGAAGTCAAAGAGTTCTCGATATACCAACCACCAGGACCTTGGAAGGCATGGGAGTATAGTTTTACGAATGGAAGATCTTCACCATTTGGTGCAGGTAGAAATCTAATAACAGCATAACCGTTACCTGATTTATCAACGTCTAGTTTCCATAGACGATCATCACCTGTGCTTCCAGTATTATTCATCTTCTCAACCTGCTTAACTAATTTAGCGGTCAAGGATCCTAATTTGGATTGCTTTTTTAAGTCTGCGAATGACATTTAGATTACCTCGGATTAATTTGATCGTGGGATTGTTTATATTATAGCATATAATTGATAAAAATCAACTCTATGCTTCGAGAAAACTTTTGAGTGCATCAATAGTTGTGTGCATGTTATCAAACAAGAATTTAATATCAGTTCCTTCTGGATATCCCATCAGGGTAACTGTTTTATTTAAACTCTCCTTCATAATCAATGCTTCTGGATCATCTGATAAAGATAATCGAGTATACATGACACGTTGTTTGTCTAATAATTCAGACAATTTACTAATATGATCTAGTTGTTCATCATGATCCA